GGAGAGCAGGCGACCACGGCCGGGCGGGCCGGTACGCCGGACGATCTCGCGCAGCGTCGCCGTGACCTGCTTGTCGCCGGCGACCCGGCCCATGAGCTGGATCACGGCATTCCCTCGCCAGTCGCGAAGACCGGCTCGAAGGAGCCGTAGGCGTAGTCGCCGTCGGATCCGTCGGGCTCCGCCTCGACGCTGCCCTGGGAGATCGGAATCTTCCCTTCGGCGACGGCGAGGAGCCACCGCTCAGCCTCTCTGCACTCAGCCTCGATCGGGTCGACGGCGTCGAGGCTCCTGCGCCCGCGTAGCCGCTTCTGAGCGAAGAGGACGGCCATCGCCTTCAGGCTCGCCAGCAGCGTGGCGCCCGTGATCGTGCCAACGCCATTGAGGTACTTGTCGATGCTGGCCGACACGCTCGCGAGAACCGCATCGAGGACGTCGGCGTTGATCGCCGAGGCGTCGGCCGAGACGGAAACGACCTGGCCGGCGGTCGGGGCCGTGGCGAAGACGATCCGGTCGCGTCCGTCCGTCCCGGTGCCCCTCGAGAGCGTCGGGATGGACGCGGTCAGGAGCGTGCCGTCGACGTAGACCTTGAACGTCGTGATCTCGAGGAAGGGCGTGGTGAACGTGGTCGCGATGCCGTCGCCAGTGCCGACGACCCACCGCCTCGAGGGGTCGGTCGAGAGCTTCGCCTGGGAGTCCTGCGAGAGGGCGGCCAGGAGGTCGGCTCGGGTGGCGTAGGCGGCCATCAGACGAGCCTCCGAACGCCCCGGAGGTCGGCACGGTACCGGATCGGCTGGAGCTGGACGAACGCCTTCGGGTTATCCCCGTTCGTGGTAGAGCCCCCGCCGTTCGCGCCCATGCAGACTCCGCCCCCGATGCAGACGGTGACGTGCGTTATGCGGCCCCCTGAGCCGTAGAAGGCGAGGTCCCCGAGGCGGGCCTCAGTCTCGTCCACCGGCTTGGCGAGTCCCCAGAGGGACGCGGCGGTGCGGTCCGGTGCCTTCGCCTCGAGGAGCCCGAGTCGGACAAGGGCTGCCTGGGCGAAGCCCGAGCAGTCGAAGCCACGCCCCCCGCTGAGCCCGCGAGGGAGCGGATTGGGAGGCCAATCTCCGCCGCCGTGGACCGGCGTGCCTGCGCCCCAGCAGTACGGGATGCCCCAGGCAAGGAGGAGCTCCGTCACGCGCTCGTCGAGCACGTCCAGCTTCACCGGGTCACCTTGAGCCTCGCCTCGAGGCGGATGACGGCTTCGCGCGTGTCGCGGACGTCACGCGTCACCTGATCGAGCTGCGCCTGCAGGCGAGCCTTGTCGGCATCGCTCGAGTCGCTGGCCTGCCGAAGCAGCTCTGTCGTGCGGACGAACGCCGCGTGCGACTCGGGGTCGCGGTCGTGCTCGTGGATCTGCTGGTTGATGAACGCCTTCGCCATCCACATCGAGACGGCACCGACAGAAACGCCGCCGGTCGCGAGGGCCGCGATCATGGCGAGGACCACGGTCCGGGTCGGCACGACCCGCACGGACCGCCCCTCCCGCCGTCGGCCGAAGTCGACCTCACGCCCGTCGTCGGAAGTCATGGTGTCAGGCACCGCTCCCGGCCTTCGGTTCCAGCGGAACGTCAGAGACGAAGTAGTCGAAGGCGTCCCAGGCGAGCTTGAATCCGATCGACACGAGGCCGATTCCGAACAGCCCGAGTGCGAATCGGAGCGCCGTGGCGTCGATGTTCGCCCCGACGGTCAGGATCGCCGAGCACGGGGCCATGACGTTCTTGACCCAGCCCTTGTTCTTCGCGAGCCAGACGCCGAGCGCCCAGCCCTTGAAGGAAAGGCGCGGGGAGACGACCGGGACCGGCGGCTGCTCCGTCACGGCATCACCCGTAGAGCGTCTCGAGGTTGATCGGCTGGACGCGGAGCCCCTTCTCGGCGAGCGCCTTGTCGAGGTCCTCGTCGGAGATCGTCGGCCCGGTCCAGGTGGAGAGAACGGCCGAGAGCCCGAGCGTGCCGAACTTCACGATCAGGCCGGCCGCAGGACCACCGAGCGCGATGACGGCCGCGGTCCCTTCGGGGGTCTGGGCCAAAGCCGTCGCATACCTCAAGACGTCCGTCGTGATCGAAAGAGCGCTCACGCAGCACCTCCGGAGGTAGAATGTGAAGCGGCCGAGCGGGATGCTGGTAACGTCCCAACCCGGCCTGACCAACGGAACCCGGTAGGAGGCTCACGATGGCTGGCATGAACGATATCACCGAGAATTGGCGTGCTGTCCCCGGCTACGACAGGTACGAAGTCAGCGACCTTGGGCGCGTCAGGTCTTACGCCACGAGAGACGGGGGAGAAGCTACGGTTCCCCACCTCCTCGCACACTTCATCGTGCGCCGGTACGACGCCGTAAACCTCATGCTCGACGTGGGCCCCCGCGCGCAGAAAACGATGAAGGTCCATGGCCTTGTAATGGCGGCCTTCGTGGGACCGCGGCCCCCAGGGATGCACACGAATCACATCTCCGGGAATAAGCGCGACAACTCCCTTGCGAACCTCGAATACGTGACCCCGCAAGAGAACTCGCTCCATGCTGTTCGAACCGGGCTTGCCCCAATCGGCGACAGGAACGGGAGCCGTCTCCACCCTGAGCGACTCGCGCGCGGCGATAGGCATCCGTTCCGGATCAACCGAGACCTCTGTGCGAGAGGCGAGGAGACTGGCCACGCCAAGCTCACACCTGCGCTCGTCGCGGAGATCCGGGAGGCCTTTGACCGGGGCGAGAAACGATCGAGCATCATGGCTCGCTTTGGGATAGCGAAGGCCACCCTCTACGAGATTGCCAACCGCACCACCTGGTCTCACGTGCCCTGACCGAGACACCTTGACGGCTCCCTTCGCGTCCGCGAGGACCTTCTCCGCCCCCGCGTAGTCGAGCTTCACGCCGAGGTCCTGGGACGCTCGGTAGAGGCGTTGAACGGCGACGATGACGTGCGAGATGCTCTCGGCGAGGCCCTCGGGTGTCGCCGTCCCGGCCTTCACGGCCTTCTTCACGGCGTTCGCGGCGCGGATCGCCTCGTAGGCCCCGTTCGAGTAGCCGATTGCCTCGTTGACCTTCACGGGGTCGTACGGGAGCGGCGACCCGAGGGCCTCACACGCCTCCGGCGAGGGTATGACGGGAGGAACCTGCAGGCGGGCGAGCTGGCCGCACTTCAGGCCCGCGGCTTCGGTCTGGCCCTTCGCCTCGAGGAGCGCGTGACCCGCGGCGTCCTGCAGGTCGTTCATCGAGTCGAGGACCTTGTTCGTCGTCTGGCCGCAGTCGGAGGCGCCGACGCTGAAGAGGACGACGAAGAAGAGGGCGGGCAGGGCGCGGAGTGAGACGCCCCGCCCGCCGAAGAGGACGGCCCGGCGCGGAAGAGAAGCACGCCGAGAGTGAGTCAGGCTCATTTGACCCTCACGAATCGGAACTGGATCTCTCCAGCCCCAGGAAACTCGACGAGCGCAACGAACTCGTCGCCGTTCGGTAGAAGAAGCGACTGCCCCGGCGCGGGGAGAGAGAGGGGCACGCCGGGGACGAAGATGAAGTCCTTCGCGTAGGCAGGAGGGCACGACGGCGCAGGCGTGGGCGCCACCGTGGAACGAGGCGTAGGGGTCGGGGTTGCAGCGACCGCAGTAGGGCGGGGCGTGGCCGTGCGAGTCGGCGCGGGCGGCGCCGGAGTGCGCGTCGGGGGCTTCGGCGTGGCGGTGCTCCACGGCGTCACCGCCGCTGCCGGAAGCGCCATGACGAAGACGAGCCCGAGCGCCCACGGTCTCACTCCGGGGCGTCCCCGCCGCTGACGACCGCGCCGCCGCGGGCGATGGCGAACTCGTTCTCGAGCCAGCTCTGCGGGGTGAAGCCGACGAGCCGACGACGCTTCTCGGCGTAGGCCCCGAAGTAGGTGGCGTCGTGCCTGATCGCGTCGGTCAGCCCGAGGAGGAGCGCGACGCCGATCATCTCCGGGTCGGCCCCGGACTCGGCATAGACGCGGATCACCTCGGGGTCGCCCGCCTGGATGGCGTGGATTTCGGCCCAGGCGGCGTCCGCGGCCGCGCCGTCCAGACGGATGTCGCCCTTCCACCCGACGTGGTGCTGCGCCCGTTTGACGAGCTCGGCGCCGTCGGCGACGTTCATGCGGATGCCGAGGCCGTAGGGGGGCGTCCCGACGGGCGGCCGACGGAAGTCGTAGATGCCGCCGGAGGGCGGCGGCTCGGCCGCGACCGGCTGCGGCTGGGAGGCCGGGAGGGCCTTCTCGATGCGCCCGACGCGCGTCTGGAGGTCGCGGAGAATGTCGAGGGCTTCGGTGACCTGGTCCATTACTGGGTCCTCCATCCGCCGGCTACCTGGGCACCGACGAGGTCTTCGATCCGTTGCGTTGCGGCGCTGTCCCAGAGGTCCACCCGCTGGATCAGGCCGAAGTACCAGTTGGTGCGCTCGAAGCAGACGAGCCGCTCCGTCCGCGCCGGGTCGTCCACGGCGATCTGCGGCCCGTCATAGGCCGACACGCCCTGAGCGCAGCCCCACTTCCACGTGCCGTCCGGGTAGCGGTAGAGGCCATAGTTGGGCCGGTCGTAGAAGCGCGGGGCGGGGATGTACCGAAGGAGTCGTTTCGCCTCCGCGATCGGCACCGGTGTCGTCAGGACGCCAGAGTCGAGGTCGGCAGAGATGACGCGCGCCGTCCAGGCGTGGATCTCCGCGAGCCGTGCCACGTCAGGGACGTAGACGACCGGTGCGAGGCCGACGCACTCGACAGAGCCCGGCATGACGGGATGCCCGCCGACGACCGGCACGGCCTTCCCGAGCGCGACGGTGGAGCCCTGCGCGATGACGAGCGGAGCGGGCGCCATCGTCTTCGCCATCCGCACTCCCGCCGTCCCGCATGAGGCGAGAGCGAAGAGGAGCGGGAGGGCGAATAGCTTCTTCACGGACGTTCCTTCTTCCGTTCGGCCTTCTGCGGCGCTGGCGCCGGCAGGGGCGTCTCCTCGAGCACGCGCACGAGTCCGCGCGCGAGCCAGTCCTCGGCCTCGAGGGAAGAGGCATCCCCCGGGACGGAAAGGACCGTCCCGGGGGTCTGCGTTCTCGGCTCGAAACCGATCCGTTCGAGGATCTCGATCCGCACGGGATCAGACCCCGGTGATGGCGAAGCAGAGCTCGGCGTTGAAGACCTGGGGCGCGCTCCGGCGCACGTTGCCGTGGACGATGTGGACGCCGTCCTCCTGGAAGTGCGGCGAGAGGTACTCGTTCGCGGCGAAAGCCGTGCCCATCCGCTGGTTCTCGAACTGGCCGACAAAGGCCGGCGAGTTGCCGTCCCAGGTGCCGCCGTTCAGCGTCGGCGAGTAGCCGACGTGGACGGTGTTCGCCAGGGTGGTGCGGTCCCAGATGAAGGAAGGCGAGAGGGCGCCGGTGGCCGTCGTGTCGCTCCGGACGGTGCCGATGAGGACCTTCAGGCCGCAGAAGGACTGCGGGAGCCCGCCGCGCATGATGCCCGCCATCAGCTCGGCGAAGACGCCCTGGGGGTTCTTCTGGATCTCGTCGGACCCGACCCAGCCGGCGATCTTCTTCCGCGGGATGCGGATGTAGTTCGCCTCGAGGCCGGACCGCTCGGCGATGACCGCCTTCGCGTTCTCGACGTCGGAGATGCTCTTGCAGGTCGCGCCCGCCCAGGCGCCCGCGGCAGCCGTCTTGTTGTCAGCCGCGAAGGAGGCCGGGAGGAAGAGGTCGGCGAGCGCCAGCTCCTGGCCGAACATCAGGATGTTCGCGATCTGGCGAGCGGCGTCGACCTTCGGCTGGGCCGTGGAAACTGCCTCGGCGACGTCGTCCTCGGTGTACTCGACGCGGACGGCGTCCTCGCTGACCAGCGAGGTGAGCCATTCCATGACGGGCCGCTCGAGGAGGTTCGCCCTAGCACCCGGCGCCCGGAGCGTGCTGCGGAAGTTGGAGAGGAGGGTCTTCGTGTCCCGCTTGCCGTGCCGGACGAAGTCCTTGCCGACCGGCTTGATAGCGCTGATGGCGCCCGCGAGCCAGCCGCCGAGGTTGGCGTTCTCGACGACGACGTTGGTCAGGAGCGGATCGGGGTTGAGCTGACGCTGGTTCGGTCCGTAGGCCATGGCTGCTCCTTACCTGACGATCGTCCAGCCGACGGTGGAGGTGTCCGTGTTCACGGCACAGTCGATGACGAAGGACGTTCCGGGGACGATCGCTCCGACCGTCAGGTGGCCGACGACGCCGCCGGTGACCTGCCGGGTGAGGTGGATGACGTCGGTCGCGAGGACCTTCGTCGTGGCGACCGTCTTCGTCCCGGCGACGAGGACCGCCTTGCCGGACTCGATGATCGTGCTGCCACCGAAGAGGGCCGGGGCGGCCGGGACGACCGACAGGAGCTCGGCGTCGGCGGCGGCGTTGTAGGCGGACAGGATGACCGGGTCACCCGCGGCCGCCTTCTTCACCTTGCCGTCGGCAGCGGAGCTGAGGGCGTCCGCCGCGGTGATGACGCCCGAGCCGGTGAGGATGAAGGTGCCGAGCCCGAGCGGAACGGCCTGGACGGGGTAGCCCGCCTTCTCGGCCGTGGTCGGGACGAAGAGCGGGCAGACCTCGTTGTCGCCCGCGATGACGAGGGTCCCGTCGGTGTGCTGCTTGTACAGCCGGTTCTTGACGATGTCGACGGTGCCGACCTTGAAGGAGAGGGCGAGGTTGCCGTCCCACGCGGAGACGAGCTTCGCGTACTGCGCCATCTCAGGCCACCTTCCTCGTCGAGACGGCGATCGCCGCTTCGGTGTAGGTCATGGGCTTGCCGGCGGCCATCTGGGCCTTCTGGAACTCGCGCGCCTTGCGATCGACGTCGCTCGAGGACTCGGGGCCCTCGGGGTCGACGCCCGGCTCGGTGCGGCCGGCCTTGAACCAGGTCTTGACGGCGGCGACGACGGGCAGGCCGGGGAGGACCAGCTTCTCGAAGGAGTCGGGGGCCGCGGCCGCCATCTCCTGGATCTGGGCCTTGTTGTCCTCGTTGACCTTGCCCTCGTCGTCGGCGCGCTTCACGAGGTCGGCGATGCGGGTCTCGCGCGCCTTCTTCGCGTGCTCGGCGGCCATCTCGGTCCGGACCTCGGCCCGAATGGCCTCGCGCTCTGCGGCCATCTCCTCGCGGACGACGGCCTTCACCTCGGCCTTCACGTCGGGCTTCTCGGCAGCGAGCTTGATGACGGCCTTGTCGATGTCCTCGAGACTCGCGCCGTCGGCGAGCCCCAGGAGCTTCAGGGTGTCTGCGGAGAGCTTCATCGTCTCCTGCTCCTTTCGTTCGCTCGCCTTCGAGGGCGAGTTGGGTTGCGGTGTGGTTCCGGGGGTCGGAGTCGAACCGACCGGAGCCGGCGTATGAGGCCGGCCCGAGCCCGGCTCTCCCCGGGATGCGGAAGCGGTGACGGGCTGCATGCCGTCGAGGTTCGGGACGCTGCAGAGGGTGTAGTCGCGGAGGATCCGAGGGCGAATGCGGCCGGTCTCGTCCTCGGTCCCGTAGAACGTCGGCGAGATCCAGCGGCGCGCGCCCGAGCGGATGTCGGCGAGAGCCGGCTCGGTCCAGTGCGGGTCGAGCCCCCAGAAGCCGTCGCCCTGGGCGATGAACTCCGAGCACTCACCCGCGGCTCGAGAGCCCCAAGTGGGGTCCATCTCGTGCTCGACGGTCGCCGTGACGGGGTTCTTCCGGGTGGCGAGGTCTCCGAGCATGAGCTGGAAGTCCTCTGCCTCGCAGCAGACCTTCCGGCCGTCGACGGTCCTCGCCTCACCCTTCGGGAAGATCTGGACGGGCTTGCCGGGCGTCATCCCCTCGAACGGAGGCGTCTTCCCCGCCGCCATGGCGACCATCTCCGGCGTCACCTCGATCGGCGCGAGCGAGAAGAGTGGGAGGGTGGCGGCCTTCACGCCGCCAGAGTCACGGGAGGGGGAAGGGGGGCGCTAGATCATCCGGCCAACCGGTTGGCCAGAGTTGGGGCTACGTGTCCAGCGTCTCGAGGATCTCGTAGGGGTCGAAGTCGTCGAGGGAGACCTCGAGGGTCTTCCCGTCCTCGGCCTCGAGCGTGAGGATCCCCACGTCGGAAGCGTGGACCGGTGGCACGGCGGCCGCGGCGAAGTCCTCAGCGTCCTCAGTGGACAGCTCGGGGTGTAGCTCGAGGAGGCGTGCCGACGCGGCGCCCAGGAAGGCGGCGAAGCTGGACGTGCTCAGGTCAGCCATCCCAGCCTCCGGAAAGCCGTCTCGAAGGCCGCTGCGATCGGCGTGAAGTCGTCGTCCGCCCAGAGCCCGTCTGCCTCTCTCCCGATCGCCCCACTTCGCCAGAGCGCGACCTCGCGGAGCATCTCGGGGTCACCCGATCTGACCGCGACGAACTGGGAATAGGCGCGAGCCCACTTTTCCTCATCGGAGAGAATGTACGTCCGCCGCTTCCCCCGCGCCATGGTCTTCTCGAGATTCTTGACCGCCTGGGACGTGTCGATCGCCGAAAGGACCTCCGGGGCCAGTGCCCTGGCCTTGCTGAGGCGGCTGTAGGGGGCGAGCCCCTCGAAGTCCAGCCAGTGCCCTACCTCGTGCGCGAGCTGGACTCGCCAGTGCTTCGCGTCCCGTCCCACGTTCAGGGCGCGAGGCGCGGTGACGTAGGCCCGCTTCGCCTTCGACCAGCGGCGCTGTTCCGGCCGGTAGTAGCCCCTGTCCGGGGTGACCGAAACGACCGATGCGTGCCCCAGGTTCCCGTCTCCGTGGATTGCGTCGATGAGTCTGAAGACGCCCTGCATGTCCCGCTTGCCGCCCGCCTTGATCGTGGCCTTCGAGGAGAGCTTTGTGCCGAGTGGGGCCGATGCTGGCGGCGGGGCAGGGGTCGGCTTTGGCACTGGCTTCGGGGCCGGCGCTGGGGCTGGGGGCGCCGCAGGCGGGAGCGCGGCCGGAGCTTTTGTCGCCTGCTTCAGCACCCTCGAGGCGTTCGCCGTCACCCGGTCGATGTCCCAGCCCCCTGGCGGTCGCCCGATCGTGCCCCCGCCTTCGATCGGCAGCAGCGGGATCCGGTTCCCGTCGGAGATCTGGTAGCCGGCGTCCTCGACCTCGGCCAGGGTGAGCTCCTGGGCCATACAACGACACGCATGTCCCCAGGGAGGTAGCCAGGCGCGCGCCGCCGCGTCGTCCTTCCGGAAGACCTTCCCGTGGAGGGCCGAATGCTCCGGGCGAGTCCGGTCGTCGAGCGTTGCGTAATAGCGCCAGAACGGGGCGAGCTGCTGCCACTCCGGGGCCCACATCGCCGAGTAGCGTCCCCCGGCGAAGCTCGCCTGGGTCGCGTTGCGCATGACCAGCTCGGAGTACCAGGGATCCCAGCGCTTGCCGCCCTTGTACGTGCTGACGCCGGCCCCGAAGGCGTCGAGGATCTTCTGGCCCTCGTTCTGGGTCCATTCCGAGTAGGTCGAGCCCTTCGCCATCGCGTCCGTGAGGGAGCCCTGGATGCGCTCGAGGAACTTCTGCTCCCAGATGCCGGCGAGGCCCCAGCCGCGGGCGTAGGCCTCCTCGCCGAGCGCCTGCAGCTGAGCGGGAGTCAGCGGGAGCCGCTTCTCCCAGACCTTCAGGACGCGTCCGAGCAGCTCCTGCATGTCACGGGGCCTTCGGCGGCTCGATCCCCACCTCGTGGGCCCATCCGGTGAGGAGCGCGTGCGCTACGACGCGCGAGACGACGTCGGCCGTCTTGTCCTTCCCTTCGCCGGACATCTGCGCCTGCAGCCGGACCCTCGAGGCGAGGTGCCCGAGGTCCCCCCCGTCCCGCTTCACCTCGGCGATGAGGGCCACGTATGGCGCGAGGAGGGCCTTGCCTGCGGCCTCGACGCCCTCGACGGCCCACGCCTCGAGCTGGGCGAGCTCGGCCGCCTCGAGCGGTGCCGCGGCTGGCCGGCGTGCAGCGTGCGCCTCGGCCTTGCCGGGATCCTCGAGGTCTTCGGTCTCGTCCTCCGGGTCCGCCGTGGGCTTGCCCCCCTTCGGGCCTGCAGGCTCGCCCCCAGAAGCCGCGGGAGGCGCGGGCGACGCCGCCGGAGGCTCAAGGCACGGTTCGCCGTCCTCGGGCTGCGGGATGCCGGTCCGCGCGTGGATGAACGCCACGGGGATCGTCTTCGCGCCGGCGTTCCCCGCCTTTTCCATCGCCTCGAAGAACTTCAGGAGGTCGGCGTTCCGCCGAACCCGCAGCTGCGGAACGGGCGTGTGTAGCTCCGCGGCCTCGGCCCCGTAGGAGGCGCCGACGAGCGGCTTCAGAACCTGGCGCCGGAAGAAGTCCTCGCAGATGACACGGCCGTACCCTTCGACCCGGGTCTCGACGACGTCGAGGTGCACGCCCGTGCTCGCCTGCGATCCGGCACCGACCTGGATGTCCGCCGTCTGGGTCGCGCCGAGAATCGCCTTGGACTCAGAGCGCTCGCAGTGCCCGACGAGCTCCCCCTGGCCCTTCCCTGCGGCGTCGAAGCCCTTGAGGAACTGGAGGTCGACGTCGTCGGGAAAGGCCGCGTAGCCGAGGTTCCCCATGCCGCGCATGGCTTCCCGGAGCTCGGCGGCCGCCTTCTTGTCGCCGCGCTTGTACTTCGCCCACCGGAAGGGGCTGGCGAAGATCTCGATGTCGCGCGCCCACCACTCGAGGCCGTTGCGCGCGGTCAGCCAGGGGGCGAAGCACTTCCGGAGAATCCCGCAGCGGTCCCGGCGGGTCACGTGGGGCGAAACGACCATCGTCGCGATGCGGACGCCCAGCTCGTCGACCGGGATGAGCTCGGAGGAGTCCTCGCCGGGCTGCACGCCCAGGGCGTGGCGGTCGTAGAACCACCGGAACCTGTCCGTCGGGATCGGGTCGAGCGCCTTGAGGCCGAAACGGCCTCCGGTTGTGCGCTTCCAGACCTGCTGGCACCCGCTGGCCCCCTCGAGGAGGCCCAAGAAGGCGTGCTCGGTGGCGCGCCCGAGCTGCACGTCGGGGTTCAACAGCTGATCGCGGCAGAACGAGGTGATCTCGAGGGCCCGGGCTGCCTCGCGCGTCTTCCGGCCTGACCACGTGTTCACCGACAGCGGCCACGGAGTCAGCTCGAAGGGCGCGCCGACGAGCATCGCGACGGCCTTGCCGATCTCGGACGAGAGGTGGGCGTCGGTGGCCATCTCCGCCTTGAGGTAGGAGAGCTGGCGCGTGTCGCCCATCGAGGCCGAGGAGATGTACTGATTGATCGTGGCCTTCGTGAACGCCTGGCCCAGGCCGACCGAGTCGCGGTCGAAGGCGCCGAGCTCGAGCCAGGGATCGGTGGCCGAGGAGGAGGCGCGCTTGGGCGCCATGCCGAAGAAGGTGCGGAGGCCCATCAGAACGTCGCTCCTTGGCCGTACTCGGCCCATTCGCTGGGAGGTGGGATGTCGAGGTCGAGTTGGTGTTTCTGGTCGACGTAGGCGGCGACCGCGAGGGCATAGGCGTCGCCCCGGTCCGGGCTTCGCTTCAGGCGCTTCTTCACGTCGTCCTTGCTCTCGAGCTTCACGCGGCCCTTCGAGTCGAACGAGTACCGGACGCTTGTGAGGTCGGCGATGAGGGTCGGGTCAGGCGGGACGGTGACGAGCCCGGTCACGAGCGCGTCGCGAGCCCCCCACCAGAGCTCCGTGCGGCGGTTCACGAACCGTTCCTCGTCGCGCGCTCTCTCGCCGAAGTTCTCTCCCTCGACCGGGATCTCCTGCTCGGAAAGCCGGTCCGTCACGCCCCCGCCGACGCCCGTGTCATCGACGTGCGTCCGGCGCGCGTTCAGGGCCTTCAGCTGCCCTGCCGTCTCCATCGTGTTCTGCCCCTGCCGGGTCTCGGGCCGGGCCGGGTGCCCGCCCTCGTGGATCGCGACGATCACCGTCTCGTCCATCCCGTAGCGGGCGACGTCGCAGCCGGCCGCATCGGGCCGGCCGGAGGGCTCAACCCACCGAGCGGCCGCGTCCTCGACGAGTGACGTCGGGATCAGGACGTTCGAGCCCGCCTTCGGCCACTTCCCCAGGACCCGGAAGCGGTACTCGTCCGAGTCGCGGCCGCCGTACTTCTTCAGCCGCTCCTGGACCCACTCGTGCGTGGCTGCCCCGGGGATGACGATCCGCCGCTCGAGGACGTTCGGGTGGTTCTCCGAGGAGATCTCGACGACGTTCCAGTCGCCGGAGTCGCAGACGCTCTTGAACCTCGAGCTCGGATCCGTCGGGTTGCCGAGCGCGAGGAAGCGGTCGTCGGGGCTGACGGCAATCCCCTCCGACGAGTCCCAGATGCCGGGGTCGACGCCTGTCGCCTCGTCGAAGATGACAAGGACCGCCGGCGCGTGTATCCCCTGGAACCGCGTCGGCTCGTCGGTCGAGAGCCCGACGGCGAACCACTCGGCGCCGAGGTCGATCTGGGTCGCAGTCGGCTTCCCCCCGAGCGGGATGCGGGCACCGGCGTGGAGGCGGTTGATCTCGCGCCAGAGGAGCATTTCCACCTGGAACCAGGTTGGGGCCGTCGAGATGACCTTCGCGCCGAAGCGCGTGAAGAGGAACCAGAGGGCGAGGGCCGCCGCGATCAGGGTCTTCCCGACGCCGTGCCCGCTCGGGGCCGCGGTGCGCCGGTGCTCGAGGACGGACCGGACGACGCGCTCCTGGTCTGGTGTGATGACGGGGATCCCGAGCGCGTCACGGAAGAACAGGAACGGGTCCGCGCGGAGGCGGGCGACGGCCAGCTCGGCGTCGGTCACTTCGAGGCACCCTTCGCCAGGGCCGCGACGAGGCCCGCGAGGGAGTTGCCCTGGAGCTCGAGCGTCGCCTTGACCTTCCCCTCGGTCCGGTCCGCCAAGTGCTCGGCCGAGGCGACGCCGGAGCGGTTCTCGGAGTCGGCGGCGGCCCGCAGGCGCCCGATCGCGACGAGGTGGGCAGCCTTCAACCTCCGCCGGTAAGCCGCCGGGATCTTCGCGTCAAGGCCTTCCGCGAGGAGCGGCTTGACGACCTCCTCGAGCGGCCAGGACAGCAGGTCGGCCTCGGCCGCAGAGATCGGGTAGTAGCCCTTCGGGTGCCCGGCCGGATTCCCGGACTGCCCGGGCTTCCAGCGGGTCTCCTCGGGCGGCGCGATCCCGCCGCTTCCGGTCCCTGGCGTACCCGGCGCGTGCTTGGCAGGCGGTCCCACGCCCCCACCCTGAGACCTCACCGGGCCTCCGTCGAGGCTGTATGGCCAACCGGTTGGCCTTCCCCGTCGGCGCGCCGGCCGAACTTCCGGCGCAGCCAGACGGTCTCGGGGTCGACGCAGTAGACCCGCTCGACGGTCAGGGCGGCCCACCCGCACTCGCATCGGTAGGAACGAAAGACCTCGCTCTCGGCTGGGCGGACGTCGTCCGCCTTGTCGGTCACGTCGACGGGTCGGCCGCAGCGGCCGCAGGATGGCCACGCCATCAGGCGGTCCTCCTGAACCCCGGACGGCGGAAGGCCGGACTCGACCCTGTCCCAGCTTTCGGATTCCTTCTCTCGGACCCTCCGCCAGTGCGAAGGCCGGACCGGACCCCCCGAACCCCCTGTCCGGGGTTCGGTGGTCCGGGGTTCCGGCCATTCGCTAACCCCGGACCGTAGTCCGGAGTAAGTCCGGGGTTGGTCCGGGGTTCTCTTCCGCCTCTCATTCCCCCTCCTTGCGCGCCGCCCCGGCACGTCTCGCGAGCTTCCAAACGACCCCTCCTCCACGCCCCTCACGGACGTCCGAGAAGATCGTTCCGGCTGCCACCATCGCGTCGCGGGCCGCGGCGAACTTCGATCCGCTGAGCCCACCCATCTCCTTGATGTGCGTCCCGGAGAGCCCCTCCGGATTCTTCCGAAGGACCTTCTCGACGGTCTCGCACCACCCTCTGACCAGCCTGTCCCGAGCGACCTGCTCGTCGGCCTCTGCGGATGCCGCCAGTGCCCCGGCGTCGAGCTCCGTGTAGGTCGCCCGGTCGCGGTTCAGGGCGAGGTAGAAGGGCTCGAGGCGGGGCCCGCGGCCGATCCGGTTCTTCGGCACCTGGACCTTCACCCGGTCGTCCCCGTCGGGCGAGAGGAATAGAAAGAGGTCGGCCATGTGCTCGAGCTGCGCCGTCTCTGCGCCGGAGGAGAGGGGGTCGGCCTGGTCGTCCTCCTTCTTCGCCCGGTATGCCCCGCGGTTGCTCTGCGAGAGCAGGAGCGCAACGGCCCCCCGGCGGCGCGCGGCGGCCTTCACCATGCGGCAGACGGAGTCGACGGTCAGGCGGCGGTCGAGCTTCTTGGAGGCCGCAGAAGCGAGCCTGACGACCTGGGCGGAGTCGATCACCCAGAGCTGGGGGCGGCCGTCCGCCCGGGTCGCCATGCCGTCGAGGAAGGCCTCGAGGGATGCGTCCTCGGCGTCCGGGTCCATGCAGTGGACGTTCTGAAGGAGGTCGAGGGCCTCCGCGGCTGGTCGGATCGTCTCGAGCTCGGCCGCCTCGAGCTTCTCGCGGTCGTAGCCGTAGTGCTGCGCCATCCGGATGACGCCGGCCTCGAGGCCCTCGTCGGCGAGGTAGAGGCCGACGACGAGGTTCGGCTCGTGCTCCGCGGCGAAGGCGGCGATCTGAATCGCGAGGCCTGTCTTCCCCGCGCCTGGTCGGCCCACCATGACCATGATTCGGCCGCGGGGTAGGCCGCTCTTCGCGAGGTAGTCGACGGTCGGGACTCCCGTCGGGTAGCGCGAGGAAACGTCCTTCTGGCGGCGCAGGACGTCGGCAGGGCGCTCCCAGGTCGACCGGTTCCCCTCGCCCGTCCTGCGGGCGATCTCGCCGCGGCAGAGAGCCAGCTTCCCGAGGAGCTTCGCTTCGTCTTCGCGAAGGACCTTCAGCACCTCGTCCTGCGGCCCGAGGAGCTCTGGGGTGAGGACGTGGAGCTCCCCCATCAGGCCCCCCACGCGGAACGCCGGCGGAGTGCCGCGGCGTCGACGACGATTTGGGCGTAGGCGCCGATCGAATCGTCGTCACAGGCCCCGACCGTTCCGTGATCGAGAAGCGCGGCGATGGCGGTGCCCCAGCCTGGGCCAGCCGGAGGTGGCGGCACCTTCCCGCGCTCGAGCTCGTCGACGACGGTGAGAGCGTCGACCGTCACGCCGAGAAAGGTGAGTTTCCGGATGGCGGTCAGGACGGCTGCGCCGCGCGGCGACCGGAAATCGTCGGGACGTAGACGCTCGCAGCGGGCGAGACCGGACTCACCTGTGAGGAGGAGCGCACCGAGCAGTGCTCTCTCCGCGCGATCGGACGTGAAGACGTTGCCGGGCTTCTCGGCCCAGTCAAATGCGATGCTCACGCCGACCTCCTGACGGCCCCGCGCCGCGCGAACACCTTGTCGAGCAGGATCCCCGCCTCGCCCTTAGTGAGCGGCTCCCGGTACGGGACCCGGAACTTCTTCAGGAGCGCGACCTGCTTCTCGCTGGCCGGGTCCTTCCGCCAGCGAGCCTTCGGGTCGGTGAACACCTTCGGCATCTCGGCGGTGATGAGGGCGTCGGCCGCCCCGACGGCCTTCTCGAGCGTCGGGAAGTCGGCGGCGAGCTCGAGGGTCTCGGGCAGCTGGAGGCCACCTGGCGCGGGTACGGGCCGGCGGCGGAGCGCCAGGTGGGCGTGCCCCAGCATGTCCGTCGTGATCCACGCGCGGAGCTCGCCCGCGCGCAGTGCGATCGCCCCGTCTCCGACGGAGACCCACGAGAGGGCGGAGACTCCAGCGACCTCCGGCGCCGTCTTCGGCTGCCAGAAGAGGGAGACCTTCTTGTACTCGTTCGCGATCGTCTCGAGGTCGGCGAGCGTCTTCGCCTTGGCGAGCTCCTCGAACGGGAGGCCCTCCTGGACGAGCTCCTTGACCCGGGCCCTGGCCTTCGTCGCGGACTTGCCGGCGAGGTCGAGACCGGTCGGCAGGCCGAACAGCGCCGCGGCCCCGACGAGCGTGTGCTTCGAGGAGAGGTCGGCCAGGTCGATGACGAGGAGGTCGACCTTCCCGTCGCAGAGGCGGGTGCCTCTCCCGAGCATCTGCGTGTAGAGGATCCAGCTTTTCGTCGGCCGAGCGAGCAGGATCACCGATACCGACGGCTCGTCGAAACCCTCGGTTGCGATGCCGACGTTGACGAGGACCTTCGGACCAGCCTCGCGCAGCCAGGCGAACGCTGCCGCGCGCTCGTCGCTGGGGGTCTCCCCATCCACGTGGCGGGCGTCTACGCCGGCCGCCTCGAAGGCCTCGGCCAGGGCCTTCGAGTGCGCCACGTCGGCCGCGAAGACGATCCCCTTCCGGTCCGCTGCATGGTCGAGGTAGGCCTTCACGACCCGGCCGTTCCGCTCCGAGGTGTTCACCGCGTCGGCCAGCTCGCTGGTCTTGAAGTCCTCGCGGGTCGCCCCGACGGCGTCGAGGCTGACGCCCGTCGATACGGCGATGGCCCGGACGTCCACCAAGAAACCGCGGTTGATCCCTTCCAGGAGGTCCATCGAATAGATGACCTTGTCGAAGACCTTCGTGAGGTCCGCCGCGTCCGCGCGCCCGGGGGTCGCAGTGAACCCCAGGAGCAGCGGCCCGCCCGGCCGCCCAGCATGGAAGTGGTCGATGACCGACTGGTAGGACTTCGCGGTGGCGTGGTGGCACTCGTCCACGACGACGGCGTCGAAGAGGCCGTCCGGGTAGCGCGTGAGCCTCCGGCTGCCCGCCCGGCCGATGGTTGCCACGGAGGCGCAGACGGCGTAGCCGGTGCCCTCGAAGAGCGCCCCGTCGAATGCCGACAGTGTGTCGACGTCGGCCCACCGGTCCGCCTGGTCCACCTGGACCGTGAGACCGGGGTTCCAGTGGCGGAGCTTGTCGGCGGCCTGGTCGAGCAGCTCCTCGCGATGCGCGAGGACGAGGAAGCGCCTGATGCCGATCATGGGCAGGTTGGCGAAGACGACCGTTTTCCCCAACCCCGTCGCCAGGGAGACGAGCTGGCGGCGGCATCCCGCGGCGAGGCCCTTCTCGACGGCCCCGAGGGCACCCTCGCGGCCCTGGTAATCGCGGAGGGTGGGCGTCACGCGCCGGCCGCCTTCTGGAGCCCCGCGAGCCCGAGGAGCATCTCCGCCCCGAGACGATCGCGGTCCTCGAAGGCCCGGACCCGGGTGATCAGGACGAGGTTGTGCTCGGAGAGGAGGCGGTTCTGCTCGCGGAGGGCGGCGCAGGCGGGGCAGTCGGGAGTTCGTGCCGAGTTCGTAGCGGCGCTCGAAGACGCCCCCGGCTTGCCGTCGTCGCTCCGAGACCCCGCTTGATTAGGCTGTTCGGCAGTATCCGGAGCCGTGCCGGGATGGCTCTCTACTCTCGTAGAGGTGAGATGGTCGAGATTGTAACCGTCTGGCCCCATTCACTTTCCTCCGTTGGATCGGGCCGGTGCGTTCGTGGGAACGTTCGTCAAGGCATCGAGGACCGCCCTCATCGCCGCGTCGTCCGGCCGGGCGTACCGCTGCGACATAGCGATAGAGGAGTGCCCGAGAGCGCGGGCGATGACCTGGAGGGAGACCCCGGCGGACGCCAGCCGGGAGGCGAAGGTGTGACGAAGATCGTGGAACCGCAGCCGTCGGGTGATGCCGGCGATCCGCTTCGCCAGACGGAAGTGGATCTGTAACGTGTCGATCGCCAGAGGACGCCCCGAGCGGGGCGAGACGAAGACCCGCTTGCCGACGATCGGCCGCGCCTTGAGTTCGTCCAGGGCGGCGCGGCAGGCAGCCGAGACCGGGATCACCGCCTCGACGTGAGTCTTCCCGCGCGGCCGGCGGATCACCGGCCCGGCGACGTCGGCCCAGGTCAGTGAGAGCAGATCGCCACGGGACAGCCCCGTCTCCAGCGCGACGACGTAGACGGGGCGCATGGCTCGGTGGAACGAGAAGTCCACGTCCGACCTCGGCCCGGCCGTCTCGGTCACCCGCCGGAACCGAGCCGCGTCGTCGAACCCGGCGAGGAAGGCAGCGCGCTCCTCGTCGGTCATCTCCAGCCGGAGCGGCTCGACGCGGGCGAGCGGGAGCCTCCCGCGTATCGGGTACGCCGCCAGCTCCGAGCGGTCCACCGCGTCCCGCAGGAGCCGGCGGAGGCCCGTCAGCATGGTGTTGACCGTCGATGGCTTGTAGGCCCGCTGGAGGCGAGCAGCGAGGTCGCGCACCGTGGCTGCGGTGATCCGGTCGAGGCGGATGTCCCCGAGCTCGCGGATCAGGACCGAGCAACGGAACGCGAAGTCGCGCGCTCCGTGCGTCGTGTAGCGGGCCTCGAATGCCTCGGCGTGCGCCTCGACGTAGGCCCGGAGCGTCCACGCCTTCGAGCGTCCGCCGCGAGCGACGATCTCCTTTCGCCAGACGGACCACTCGTGCAGAGCCTCCGCTCTGGAGTCGGCGTAGATCGTCCGGCGCTTGCGGACCCGTCCGGCCGTGCCGGGTACGCAGACCTCCAGATGCCACTCGCCAGCCTTGCGGCCCTTGCGGAGACCGGGCGTCTTCACGCGGCCTCCCCTCCGCGCTCTGCCAGCCACCGCTCGACCTCGGCGACCGGATAGGCGACGGACGTCTCGGAGTAGCGGACCCACCCGCGCGGCCCGCGATCGGTGCGGCGCCACTTGGCGAGCGTGGCGGTCTTCACGCCGAGCTTGCGGGCGACGACAGGGGCGAGGAGGTAGTCGGTCATCTGCACGCGGCCTCCCACACGACGACCAGCGCCAGCCCAATCCCGAGCCCTGCGACGGTGGCGAGGGCGGCGGACGCGAGGAGGCGCCTCACCCGCGTCCCCCGTCTCTGCAGCCGGGGAGGATGCGGCGCTTGCGCCCGTTGTATCGGACCGGCCAGTCAAGCGGCGCGGCGTTGAGACGAGCGACGATGTTCTCGACGTTCTCTTCGTTGATGGTCGCCCCCTCGACGAGACGAAGCAGCGTCCACCCTCCACGCTGGATGCCGTCTGCGAAACCGTGAACGTCGCGGCGCACCTCGAACGGCGGGATAGCCCCGCTCACGTCCGTCCCATCCCCTCGTCGCCGGGCAGGGGCGGATCGATAGCCGGGGCTGCGCCGGTCGCACCGCATCGTTTGCACGGACGCCACTTGTGCCCGCCGATGTGCGACCAGCCGCGCCACTCCTGACCGTCACCTCCGCAGTCGGCGCACTTGCCTGTTTCTGCCTCGAACCTGATCGGCTCGGCTTCCATATCGCGGATGTCGAGGAACACGTCCTCGCGGTTCGCAAACGTGACGGGGTCGGCCAACGTGTACCGGACTCCCACCGTTACCGGCTCTCCGATGCACTCCCATAGCCTTGTGACCGCATCGGGGCGGTTGAGCTTCCGGCGTGCCAGCGCCAGGCCGTGGTCGACTATCACTTCTGCCCCTCCTCCCGCGCCTTCTGCGCGGCTGCGCGAGTCATCGTCGAGTAGTAGTCATGCGTGACGACGAGCCGCACGTTGTAGGTGGCGCCGCAGGAGCACTCGACCATGCACTCGTCGCCGTCGTCCATCGAGAGGTCGCCGGGGTAGATCGTGGCACGGCACACGGGACACGTCGGACTCATGCTGCACGTCTCCTGTTCCGGCTCCGGGTCGTTACAGGTACAGGGGCGATGGAGACAGAGGCCGCACCCTCCGAATCCCACCTCCAGCGCCCCCTTCGTCGGCTCATCCACGGTCGGCCTCCTTCGCTGCGCGGACACGGGCGGTATGCGCGTTGCACTCGCGCCCCGTCGTCATCCCGCGGCACGGGTAGCCCGGCTGGCGGTAGCAGTACGGGCAGGCGACCCGCAACGGGTCGGGGGTCCCGTGCAGTGGGCACCCCTCATGGATGACGTAGAGCGGGCCGTTGGCGGACATGCCGTACCCGTGCCCGTATCGGTTGTCGATGACCGGGCACAGGCACCCGGCATCCTTGGCTCGCGGCGCTCCGGGGGTGAGGGCGAGGGGGCGAGGGGCGGTCATGGGCGCACCTTCTTGGACAGCACGAGCGGTATGCGAACGACTGGACCGACCCAGACGGACAGTTCGTAGCTGGCCTGGTCGAGTCTCCGTTTCTCTTTCTCCGCCTCTTCCTTGGTATCGAACACGGCGGAGCGCACGCGCTTGGCGTCGTACTTCCTCCACACGAAAGCCCATGCCTGATCTCGGCTCACGTCTTCTCCTTCCCGCCGGGCAGGGGCGAGGCGGCGTGGATGCCCGTCGCGTTCAGCATCTCCGCGAGGTGCCGAACTGCGGCACGGACGCGGATCTCATGGGCCTTCTTCGCGTAGTCAGTGCGCTTCTTCTTTAGGACGTAGCACCGCTCCCCCGCGCTGGCCCAGCAGTGGGGGCAGGGGACGAGCAGCGGAATGGCGAGGAGCGAGGATCGGATCTCGCGGGGGGAAGGTGCGGTCATGGCTGCTCCCCCCGTCTCATCGCGGGCGCAGAGGGAGGGGGCCCGGCAGCAGCGGCCTGCATCGCATTCGCCATGCGTGCCGCGATCCGTCCGTCCTCCAGATGTCTCGTCCGGTTCTTTGTCGTCGTTCCGAAGATGATGAACGGCTTCGAATCGTTCAACGCCATGTCGCGAACGCACCCAAGGCAACGCCAGTGAAGCGAGGTCTCGGGGTGCTTCACCTGAAACGCGGCGGGGCGGGACGAGCAGTGCTCGCAGAGAATGCCTTCGCTCACGTCCTCCCCTCCTTCGCCGACGGCGCGGGGGCGGGAGTGGAGAGGGCGGCGCGCAAACGCATCACCTTCTCGGCGGTCTCGGGCAGGAGCATGTCCTCAACGCCCGCGTAGTCCTCCAGCAGCCGTTCCGCCGCCTCCCTCACCGCCTCCGTCGCCGCGTCGGCGGGGGGCGCTACCGAGCGGTCAGCCGCTCCGCCCCGCAGTACCGACACCGCGAGAAGAACCCTTCCGGCAGCACCGTCCGGGAGAGCGCCATCTGCCTGTTGCACTCCCAGCAGCGCCGGGCCTTCGCCGTCCGCCGCATTGCCGCCGCCGTCCTGCTTGAGATCCGCTCCTTTGTGGTCTCGATCGCCATCGCTTGCCTCCACCTTGTTAGTACCGGGCGTCTCAGCTGCGTCGGCCGGGGGCGCGAACAGCGCCGTATTCCCGCGCCGGTCACAGTCGGAGCAGAGGACCGCATAGCAGGCGTTCGGGATGTCGCGCTTGCACCAGTCGCAGGAGGTGTGGACGTCGCTGGTGAGTGGCGCCGCGTCGGCCGGGGGCGCGGGGCGGGAGAGGAGGGCGTCGCGCTCGGCCTCAGCCTTCAGCGCCCGGTCCTTCCAGAACCCGAGCGCATCCTCGGTCACCTTCTGGACGATCTCGGCATACGCCAACTGCTCGTCGTTGAACATGTCATTACCCATGAGTCGGCTCCTGCGCCTTCATCACGCGGCGCGCATAGGCTTCCGCCTTGTCGATGTCCACCGAGACGATGGTGTGGTTCTTCTCGTTGACGCTCAGGACTTCGCCCATGAGTCCCGGCAGCACGCGCATACGCTCGCCGCTGGCGACGCGCGGGACGAGGAGCGTGAGCCGCCTCGGTTCAGGGAGCCCGTAGAACTTGCACTCGCGCCTCTTGGCGATGCACGCATCAAATAGTTCGGTCGCGGTCACAGGCATCACTCCTCGGGGGGGCCACCGTCCCCATTGGCGTCGTCGCCGGGCCAGCCTGTCCGCTGCAAGCGGACGCTGTCGTAGAACCGCTGATCCACGAAAGTCATGTGCGCCCCAATGCGGGCGCGTCCCTCATACCAGTTCTGTGTGAGCGACATGAGCCGTTTCGCCTCCTGCCGCGCCTCGTCCCGCTCCCTCTCTGCCGCCGCGGCGCGGGCGTGCGCGTCACTCGCGGACTCGATGAATGTGGCGATGTCGTCGCGCTCGTTAAGGAGGAAGCGCACGACCTCCTCCAGCGTGTCGCCCTTGATGTCGGCCGAGATGGAGAGCCCCTCGCGGCACGCTTCCACGTCGCGCCACGTGAAGTAGATCGTGCGGCGGCTCTTCTCCAGAGCCACCCGTGCCTCGTCCCGCTCGCGCTCTGCGGCGGCAACGCGCTTCATCCAGCTTTCTGCCCATGCGGCGATGTCGTCGCGCTCTCTCGTCGCGGTTTCGAGGGCGAGCCGGAGCCGGTCGATCTCGGCACCGGCGGCGCGCATCGCGGCAGCGCAGCTTTCGAGTTCGTCGGCCTGTTCCCTTACCATCTTCATCATCTCGTCGTCGGTCAGTCGGTCGCTCATCCCTTCTCCTTTCCCTCGCCGCGCACGGCGGCGAATAGCTTCTCGATCGCGTCGTCCGCCTCGCCGCTTGCGACCCATGCGCGCTGAGTCCATGCCGTCGAGTCGGCGTCTGGCGGCGCGGTGATGTAGTCACGCTGGAAGATGGCCGTCAGCCGCTCTGCCTCCGCTGCAGCTTTCGCGACGGCGAGGAGGCGGGGCAGCAGGTCCAGCGCGCGGGCGGCCCCGACGTCGTGGCTGAAGAAGCTGGCATGGCCCTTCGCGACGAGAGCCTCTCCCTCCGCGATGACATCGGAGAGGGTCGATAGGCGCTCCTCCGCCGGAGGTACATGTACCTCCGGCGTCATGCCGCCGGCCTCGCTGCGTACTGCTGGGCCGCAGTGACCGCGATCCACCTGGCGTCCGCCTCGTCGCCGCCGCCGTTCGCCTCGGTCAGCGCGAGCCCCCAGCGAGCGTTCGCCGCGGCCACCATCGCGTCCTTCTTCGCGTTCCCCTTTCCCGTCGCCGTCCGCTTCACGGTCGCGACCGGGATGCCCGTGTACGGAATACCGGTCTCCTGGGCGATGCGCTGGAGGTGCGAGACGATGCCGCCGTAGATGTGGGCCGCCGCCACCCCCTTGTGGCTGGAGACGGCCTCGAACGCCACGAGGTTCGCCCCGCGCAGGGCGCTACGGAAGGCGCGCTCGAAGGCGATGAAGCGCATCCCAGCGCCCTCGAAGCGGTTCGTCGACAGGTCCCAGGTGCCGGCGTGGACGACGTCCCCGTTCTCCCAGATCGCCCAGCCGCAGGACGTGCCCGGGTCGATTCCGAGGATCCTCACGGTCAGTTCGCCAGCTTCTCGACCGGCTCCGCGGCGACGGCCGGCTCGGCGGGGACCGGCTCCTCGGCCGGGATGACGGCGGGGGCGGCCGGGTCCGGGTCGGTCGAGGGTTCCTCGGGCACCGCGACGGGCTCCGACGCCGGCTCCTCGGGGGCGGACCCGCCCTCGAGATTCCGCGGCGCCTCGTCCGCGGCGAACGGGAGCGCCTCGTTCCGCTCGTAGGCGCTCATCGAGCGGGACCCGACGATCTCGCCGGTGTCGACCCGGACGGTGTCCATCGTGAGCCGGAGCCAGTTCTTGACCTCGGTCACCTCGACGGGCCGGTTCTCCTGCCGGTCACGAACGATCTCGGCGAGGCGCGTGATGTCGAGCTCGAGGGTGTCGATCTTCCGCTTCGCGGTCGCCTGGGCGGACTTCATGTTGCGCTCGGCCTCGTCGCGCTCGCGGATCGTCTTGGCGAGCTCGTCGCTCCGCATGAGGAGCTCGTCGGTGGTGAGGCGGACGGGAAGGTTCTGGGTGTTCATCGTGTCGTGCTCCTTCTCGGGCTCAGCGCCCGGCGGTCATCGGGTCGTGGGGGGCCGGCGCGAGCGCGGCGGGCATCTTCGTGACGCACCACGGACACACGTGCCGGAGGGGGTTCTTCTCGGTCCGCCAGCCGCCCTCGGCGGCGCGGATCTCGGCCTCGACCGGCATCGGATAGCCGGACGTTTGGACGGCACACGTATCGCACTCGATGAGGAAGAGTCGGGCCGGAATGGCGCGAAGGCTCATGCGGCCCGCCTTGCGCGCAGCTTCTGGTAATGCCGCGCGTCCGCCCGGCGTCTCACGGCGCCGTAACATTCCGAGCATCTCCTGTGCCCGTCGGACTCGATCCTGTCGTATGGATGTCCCATGGGGCAGTGCGTCTTGCTGCGGCAGACCCGCGCCGGCGTCCTGTCCCTGCCCTTCGAGATCATGTCCTTCACGTTCTCTGCCTGGGTGCCGAGGAAGAGATGACCGACGTTCACGCACCAGCGGACGTCACAACGGTGGAGCACATTGATCCCAGGCTCGATCGGCCCGTGGGTCAGCTCCCACGCGATGCGATGGGCGCCAGCGAAGCGCCCCCCTGCCTGCATGTGTCCGTACCCGTTCCCGTCCTGGCTTCCCACACACAAGAAGCATCCGGTGTTAGGTTCCGGCTCCACCTTGGCCCAGAAGCGCTCCTGGAGCGAACGATTCGACCGGCCGCTCACGCCGCCTTCTCCTCTCCCGCCGGCAGCACCTTGGCCCTCTTCGCCTTCGCGCTCGGCTTCGGCAGCGTCCGGGGGGCGTGGCCGAGCGCGGTCACGAGCGCGTCGAGGTCGTCCGCGACGCCGCCCAGCGCGTCCCAGGCGGCCATCAGCTTCTCGGCGAGCCTGTCGTCCTGGACGTTCGGCACCCGCCCCTGAACGGCCCGGATCTCACGAACGAACGCGGCGACCTTCTCGAGGTCGGGCATGAGCCGGACCCGCTCGGCCTCGCGGCGCTCCGCTTCGATCCGGTCCCGTTCGGCCTTCTCGGCCGCCTCGCGCTCGGCCCGGGCCTTCGCCTCGCGCTCGAACTCGGCCCGCTCCTGGGCCTCCCTGGCCTCGGCGACGGCCTTCCGCTCGGCTTCGATCTTCTCCCGCTCGGCCCGCTGCCGCTCCTCCTCGGCGCGACGCTCGGCCGCCAGCTTCTCGCGCTCAACCGTGAGGCGCTCCTCCTCGACGCGACGGCCCTCGGCCAGCTTCGCCTCTTCGGCGGCACGCTCAGCGGCGATCCGCTCTCGTTCGGCACGCTGGCGATCCTCTTCGGCGCGACGGGCCTCGGCGAGCCTTGCCTCCTCGGCGACACGGGCCGCCTCGACCCGCTCGCGCTCCACCCGGGCGGCGGCCTCGATCCGGTCGGCCTCCGCCTTCCGGGCCGCCTCCAGCGCCGCCTGCGCCTCGGCCAGCTGCGCCCGCTCGGCTTCCAGGGCGGCCCGCTCCTCGGCCAGCCGCTTCTCCTCGGCCTCGCGGACGAGCCGGGCAGCCTCCTCCTCGGCCGCCCGCCGGGCGGCGAGCTGCGCCTCAAGCGCCCGCAGCTTCTCCGCTTCGGCCTCGGCCCTGACGCGGGCCTTTTCGGCGTCGACGACTTCCTTCTTCGCCTTGAGCGGCTCTTCGATCTCGAGGAGGAGCGAGGTCAGCTCCTTCGCCCGGGAGTCGACGAGGCGCCCGTAGGCCAGCGCATCGGCCTTGAGCTCGACGCGCCTCTTCTCGACGGCGACCCGGGCGTCGCGCACGCTGGCGATGGCGAGGCGGACCTCCTCGTACCCCTTCGGCGTCTCGCACGAGAGCGCCGCGTACTTGGCCTTCGTCTCCGCGATCTCAGCCGCGGTGACGGAGTAGGTGACCAGTTCGGTGGAGGTGCTCATGCCGCGGCCTCATCGTCCTGGCCCGGTTCCCGCTCAGCGGCCGGCTTCTCGGCGCCTTTCACGACCTTGTGCATGAGCATCCTCGTCGGCTTCTTCCGCGGGAGCTCGATGACGATCTCCTCGTCCTTCGCGATGTCGGGCGAGCCCCACACGCGGATGCACTCCTCGCCGTTCCAGTTGCCGGGGAAGAGCGTCACCCGCTTCCCCGCCCACTCGGCCAGCTTCCGGCCGAACATCGCCTTGAGGCAGATGCCGTTCGTCCGGTTGAGGCAGAGCTGCCTCGTCGTCTCCTTGAACGAGACGACGCCCTTGACCTTCTTTCCCTTGTCCCCCTCCAGCTCGTCGAGCTCGACGTCGGAGATGGTCAGCGTCACCTTCCGGCCGAGGAACTCCCCGGCCTTCAGGAAGCGGCCCGGGTAGAGCTGGTCGAAATCGACCGGGTGCGGTAGTGCTTTGTTCTCGCTCACGACTCTTCTCCTTCGAGGCCGAGGCCTTCGATGTCAGATTCGGATTCGTAGACCCAGGACGGGAGAGAGAGGGATTCCTGCCCAGGCACCGCGCCGGGCCAGTGGTCGGACGCCTCGCACTCGATGAGCTTGTCCATGAGGCGTCGGTACTCCACGCGCCCCGCCTCGAGGACGTCCTCGCCGATGACGTAGACCGCGACGTCGTGAGGCGCGACGTTCTCGACGACGATCTCCACCATGCGCGGCGCCTTGCCGTGGATCGTCGTCCAGCCGTCGAAGTAGAACGCCCACTGCAGGTGGTATCCGAGCCGGGCTGCCTGATTGCCGAATGGGATCGGGCGGCAGTCCTTGGCCGTCTTCAGGCCGACGACGACGTCGGTGGCGAGGTCGCGGGTGATCCAGTCGGCCCGGCCCTTGCAGTCCCGGCCGGTGACGTCGTCCGCCCACTCCATCGTGACCTCGGCGGCCCCCGTCGCCAGATACGCTGCGGCGAACGGGTTCGCGCGGACCGCGGTCTGCATCTCGAGGACGGATTCGTAGTCCCTGGCCGGGAGGATGCGCACTCCGCCGCCAGCGGCGGTGGCCTGGAACTCCTCCCATGCCTTCCCCGCCCGTCGGCCGCCATCCCACCCGACGTAGTCGAGCGAGAAGCGGTCGGGCTCTAGGACTGCCGCGTGGGTGGCCGTGCCGAGCTCCATCGCGGCCGTCGGCTGCATCGGATGGTCGAGGCGGTAGCGGTAGTAGAGCGGCGACCGCCCGATGTTCTTCAGGGCCGAGATGTTCAGGGAGCGTCTCCCCTGGTACTCGGCGAACGGGATGCCGTGGCGCAAAGCGCCGGTGGCCTGCGTTTGCACGTGTGACTCCTAAGCGGCGCGGGGGCCGCGGTCGTTCGTGGAGGGGAACCGGATCGGCTCGCCGCAGGGGGCGCGCCAGGTCTCCGGCAGCGCCCTGGGCGAGTCGTCGCAGAGAGAGGAGGGATCGACGTTCGCCGGAAGGACCGTGTATCCCCGGGCGTCCAGCTCGGCGCGGTACCTGGCTTTGCTGGCGAGCCACTGGCGGTCGGCGCGGATCTCGATGTATGCCCGACGCCACGCGACGCCAGCGAACGCGGCGACGAGGACGACTGCCAGGAGGAGGAACGGCGCGCCGAACTGCAGGAGTAGCGCGAGGACAACGAGGGCCGAGCCGAGGAGGACGAGGCGCTGGGAGGCGCTCATGCGGCCCGCCTGCGCCGGCCCTTCGCGGGCGTCTCGGCCGGCCGCGCCAGCCCGACCTCCCGACCTGCGGCGAGAAACTGCCGGAGGATCTTGGCGTACGTCGTGACGAGGGTCTCCTCTACGGGAGGCGTGAGGGAGCGGCTCCCCGACTCGATGGCGGCGATGAGAGACGCCGAGTAGCCGGAGACCTCTGCGACGTAGCCGAGCGGCACGCCGAGGGCAAGACGGAGCTTGTAGAGGATGGTCCCGGGGCGGTCGGACCAGCTGCTCATGACGCCGTCGCCCCCGGTCCGAACTCGCGGATGACGACGGCGATGGGGTCCTTCTGGAGTGCCGCGAGCAGACGTTCGGCGCTCTTGCGCGAGTAGAGCTTCGTGCGCCTCGGGACCTCTGCGGCCGGCACGATCTCGAGGCCGTTCTCGGTGACAACGATGGCGGAGTCGATGCGCTCGCGGCTCACTGGGCAGCTCCGGCGGCGACGTACTCGTGGTCCGGGTGCTCCTCGAAGGTCGCGGCCTGCCTGTCGGCGAGGTGGCTCACCTTCAGGAGGCGGAGGTACGGCTCGAGGACGGCGATCCGCTCGAGGTCCTCGGTCGGGATGCCGGCGAGGGCGTTGACGCAGGCGACGATGCGGCAGGCCAGCGCGCGCGCCGCCTCGGGACCAGCCTCAAGCACCTGCGCCTCAACCTCCGCGTAGTGGGCCCGCTCGTCCCGCTTCGCCGACGCGGAACGGACCTTGTCAAGCGCGTCGAGACGGTTGGCCTGCATCCGGCCGACGACGGCGACGCAGTCGGAGCCGGAGATGATCTCGACGCCGACGCGGCCATACCAGCCGCCGACGGTGAGGGCGCTCACGACGCGACCTCGAATCCGCCTGGTGCGGCGACGAGGCGGCGGAGGATCTCCCCGCGCCCGTCCTCGCCGCTTCGGACGATCAGCTCCGACGCCGCAAAGGCGTGCCCGTGCTTGCAGCAGCCGCACGGCTCGGGGTTGACGATGCCCTTTTCGGTCTCCGCGTTGACCACGCGAAGCCTCGGGACTACCCTGTTCGTGTTCACGAATGGTCCTCCTTCATGGCCGGCGTTGGCGCGCCGGCCTTCGTGTTGATGCCCTGCCGGGCGTGGACACGGGCCGACTTGGCCCGATGGACGAGGACGAGCGCGCGGAGCTGCATGCGCCGCAGCTCGGCAATGAGGTCGAGGCCGGCGGAGACGGGGTCGGTCACTTCCCGCTCCCCGCGATCCGCCGCTCCAGCCCGTCGAGCCGCACCCGGGCCTCCACGACCGCGCGGAGCGCCTCAGCAGCCTCCCGTGCGTCGAGGTGCCCGTCGGCCAGCCCGATGGCGAGGGCACCCTCCACGGCTCCGACGGCGGCCAGGAGAAGCCCGTTCGCTGCGATGACGTCGGACGCGGTACCCGGGTCCGGCAGGTCGATCACGGCGAGCCCGGCCGGGGCGAGGAGGTCGCCGAGAGCGTCGATCCCGCGCCCGTCCGGGAGCTCCTGCAGGGCCTCGAGGGAGACGTCGAGCGTCAGGGGGTGCTCCCCTTCGAGCTGGGCGTAGACGCAGCGGTCGGGGCGCCCGAGTCGGATGGCGATGCGCCGGCCCGCGCCGTAGGGCATCGTGGCCTGGAGCCGACGGCGGACGGTGTCGACGGCAGGGGAATTCACGGCAGAGGTTCCCCTTGCCGAGGCAGGGCGCAGGGCCGACGTTGAGGACGTGCTCACGAACCGCTCCCCACCATGAAGCGCACCTCGTTGTGCGCGAAGTACGGATCAGCGGCGGGCCGCTCCCGGACGAGAGCCACCGTGGCCCCCGGGAGCGCCCTAACCCTGTCCCTGAGCCAAAGCGACCAGGACTCGGCCCGGGGCTTCATCAGCGAGGCAGTGCAGAGCCCGCTGCGGTGGACCCGGACGGCGATCCCCTCGGCCTGGAGGATGTCGGCTGCGGTGCGGGCGTCCATGTTAGACGTTCTCCGCGCGGTCGACGAGGCGCCAGCCGGAGCGGCAGGCGTCGCACTCGGCGAGGGTGTTGTGTCCGCACTCGTCGATGCGCTCCTTGATCCACTGGAGGAGCTCCGGAGCGGTGGCGATGAGATGGGCGTCGGGAACGATCGCCTCGTCGTTGGCGTTCGCCCCCACCGTGCAGACGAAGCAGCCGCCGGACCAGACATCGACGGCCCCTGTTTGCGTGTCCGCGAGGACTCTCCACGGGCCGGGTGTGTACGCGCTCATGGCCTACGCCGCCTTCGAGGTCGCGGCTTCGTGGTGCCGGTGCCAGCACTTGCCGGCAAGGGCCTTAGTCGAGCCGGCCGTCCCGCGCCAACCGCAGGAGCAGAAGGCGACGAACATCCGGTCACCGGTGTAGGTGGACCGACGCTCTTCAAAGTGGCGGACGTGCTGCTTGTCCATCTACGCGACCTTCCCTTTCGGTGCGTTCGCTTCCCGACGGAGCCGGTTCCACTCCTGGTTGTGGGCATCCCAGCGGCGGCGGTTCTCCTGGCGGGCGGCCTCGACGAGCGGGGCGAGAGCCTCGAGTGCGGTGCTCGCCGAGCTGGCGCGGTACCAGGCGCCCGCGATGTCGTTCGAGTCGCCGGTCGCCTTGCGGGCGGCCTGCTCGAGCTGCGCCGCGTACTGGTAGAGCGCCGTCTGGGCCTCGAGGGCGACCTTGAGCGGCACGGCAACGGTCGGCTCCTCGGGGGCCGGCGGGCCGTCGACGAGGCGCGGGACGCGGATCGGGGCCGGCGAGAGCTTCGCCTCGAGGGCCTTGAGCTGGGCCGCGAGGGCGGTGGCGCTGAAGGACGGGAGGGCGGACATCGTCAGACCCTCTTCGCCTTGGCGAGCGCGTCGCGCACCCACTCGGGCCAAGCCTCCGAGGGGAATTCCCTGGCCGCACGAAGGACTCGCCTCTTCAGAGCCAGGGCGGTCATGCCGTGCTTCTTGGCTACAAGCATCGTGGCTTCCTGGATCACTTCCGGCGTGAACGCGGACATGGCTCAGGCGATCCCGAAGAGCGACATCTGCCGGTCGGCAGCGCGCTTGCGGTCGGCCGCTTCGGAGAGGAGGCGGTCGAACTCGTCGCGGGGGATGCGGGCGAAGACGGACGGGTCGGCCCCGGCGTTGAGGAAGCAGCTCCGGAGCGCCTGGATCGCGTCGCGGGCGGGCCCGGCCTGCCGGTACGCCTCCTCGGGCGGTACGCCGAGGGCGATCATCAGGCAGAGGGCGGAGTGCATCGGAGCCTCGACGGCCCCCTGCGTGCGCCAGACCTGCGGGGCGGAGCGGCACTCGCGCGACTTGAACCCGAGGAGGCGGCCGAGGTGGCGAACGTCCTTCGGCTCCTGCCCCGAGACGGCGCGGCTGATGCCGACGAACTTCCCGATCACGTCGGCGGTGCTGGTCGCCGTGCCGGAGAGCGTCCGAGAGGCGGCCCGCTGGTGATCGTGGTTCTCCAGCTCGACGCCGATCTCAACGCCGCCGATACGGCGGGCGGCGGTCCGGTCGTACTGCCCTGTCCTTCGGATCGCCGGGAGCACCTCGCTCGTGACCCACTTCCGGAAGGCGATCGCTTCCTTCTTCCGGCTCATGAAGATGAGGTGGAAGAGACCGGACTCCGTCACGGCGGAGACGCGCTGGGGACCGCCAAGGGTGTCCACTACTACGGGCACCCTTTCGTCGGCGTCGAGGCGAGCAACTGCGTCACGGGGCTTGTCAATCCCGAGGGCCTCGCACGCTTCCGACGCGAGGAACGTCGGTTCGGCGTTCGTCCCGAAGACGCGGAGGGGATGCCCGTTGAAGTCGAAGGTTGCGATCGCGTTCATGCCGCCTCCCGCTTCCCGGTGCGTGCGTCGAGTGCTTCGGAGAGGAGGACGCGGATGGTGTTCCCGACGGATCGCTTTTCCCGTCGAGCCAACCTCCGGACAGCCTCCCTCTGGTCTTTCGTCAGGCGGATGGTTGTGGGGGCTTGTATGCGCTCAGCATCGGTCATGAGGTAAGAATGTATTCGCAACGGTGCTTTGTCAAGCCTCATGATGCGAATACCCTCGAATACGTGAAGCGACCGCCCCTGACCGAGCCGACGACCATTCGAGTAACCGAACCCCAGAAAGCGGCTATCGAACGGATGGCGAAGGAGTTAGGCCACTCGAAAGCGGCCGATGCGTACCGCCACGTCCTGGACCTCGGTTTCCGCTGGCTCGCCGGAGAACGACCGGACGCCTACGGAGAGACACCCGCCACGCTTTCTTCTGGGGCGACGGTGAACGGCGAGGACTTTGCCACCCTTCCCCTGGTCGCGGAGGGTGTTGCCGCCGGGTTCGGCGTCGTTGCCGAAGTCTTGGACGAGCCCCGGCCTTACGCTTTCCGGGCGGACTGGCCTGCCTTGCAGGGAATGGCCGCCGATCCCCTGCGGTTCGTCCTCTTCCGCCTTCGCGACGACGCCGATTCGATGGCTCCCGAGATCAGGCCTGGGGCGCTCGTCCTCTGCGATCGTTCCGAGGGCGTTCGGATCTCCCCTCGAAATGGCGTCCCCTACCTCGTCGTAACGGAACGCCCCGACCACGTCGCGGTCAAACGCGTCCTCCCTGTTCGCGACGGGGAGAAGATACGGGCGCTCGTCTACCACAGCACGAACCCCCACTATCAGCCCGTCTCGATCGACCTGAAACGCGGGGAGCGGATTCAGGACCTCGTCCGAGCCCGCGTCGTCTGGTGGGCGACGACGGTGGAGTAACCTTTTCCGTCCGAGGAGGCACCGATGCCCCTGATCTCCTGCCCCGACTGCAACACCGAAGTCTCCGACCGCGCGCCGGCCTGTCCGAAATGTGGCCGCCCCATTGCGCCCCCGATCGTCGCGCCGCCCGCCCCGGCCCAGGTCGTCGTAATGCCGCCGCACCCACAGAAGAAGAAGACATCCCCGGCTGCTTGGGGCTGCCTCGTCCTCATCCTCATCGGCATCGGTGGGGCGGTCGTTTCTGAGGTCTCGAAGGGACCGCAGGTAGGCTCCTCTTCGTCCCCAGCGGCCCCCGATCCTCACGAAGAGGCTCTCGCGAAGTTGAAGCTCGAATTCGACTGGAAGCTCGGTGGCTTCGACAACGTGATTCTTGCCACCTTCACCGTGAAGAACGGAAACGACTTCGCCGTGAGAGACCTTCAGATCCGGTGCGAGGCGTTCGGTAAGAGCGGCACGCGGATCGACCGAAACACGCGGACCATCTTCGACGTCGTGAAGGCGAAGGGCACGAAACGACTTCCGGAGGCGAACATCGGTTTCGTAAACTCCCAGGCCGACAAGCTCTCCTGCCAGATCATCGACTTCGCGAAGTCGGAGTAGCCTTCCCCCGTGCCGGTCTGCCCCCCGCCCTCCCCCTACGACCTCCACAACCGCCTCCAGCGGGCCGAGGCCGGCCTCCGTGCCACGGAGAAGGCTCTGGCCGCTCTCTTCAAGCGGCTGAACGTGAACCGCCCCCGCGACCCCGAGCTCGACCTCGTCCTCGAGGCCCTCGCGGCGATCCTCCACGGGCTCGAGTACTCCCGGGGCGATCGGTCCGGCGAGCTGCAGCCGCCGGCGCGATGGCCCGGCATGGAGCTGTCCGTCGAGGACGAGCGGCCCGAGGACGACCCGCTCGGCGAGCCGACGGCCGTTAGGGTCTACACGCGCGACGCGGGCGAGAAGAAGCGCGTACTCCGGGCGGTCATTCCGACGAAGCTGCCGGAGCAGTGACGGCGCCTACTCGCTCGACCAGCGGAAGTTCGTGATCTTGATGATGCCCGAGGCCGTAGTCGGGTAATTTGGGCCAGAGTGCTCCATCGCGAACGTGATGTGCGGGTACTGGAACGTGGACCCGAAGCCGGTCGTATAGGGCCGCGCTGCCGCGTTGTAGCCGTTGAGTTGGGGACTCGATGCCCATTCCTGCCCGTTCCCCGAGATGGAGAAGCGGTGCGAGTATTCGGTCCCCTCGCGCCTCCCGACGAACTGCGCGTAAATCGGCATCGCCGTGATCGGGGGCCAAGGCATCACGCTCGTCCCAGCGGTCGCGTCAGTCGTTTGCCCGCCGCCGGTCGCCCGAACTCCGTGCGTGAGATTGGGGGTCGAGGCGGGGCCGACCGGAAGCGCGAGGAGGTACTGGAAGCTGAAGTAGGACGTTGCGGAGGCGGGGGTCGCCGCGTCTACCATCAGGGCGGCAACCGGGAAACCGGCGACGGTCCCCGCCGCGCGGCCGGGGAATCCGAGATCGAGCCGGGTTATGGTCCACGTTGCCCGCCACCCGGCAGGGTCCGAGGTCATCACATACGCCATGCGCGGGCCGTAGTTTGTGGCCGAGGGGTTCCCGACTGCCCCCAGCGACGAGCAAAGGAGCCCGTCGCCGGTCGAGCCGCATCCCCCATAGGCGCGAGTTGGACCGGCCCTGCCGATCCATCCCGCCGGGAGAGGAGCGGAGAAATTCTCGTCCGGGGCAGTCATAACGGAGAAGGCCGCATCCCCAGTCGTTACGTTGTACGTCCCGGTCGTCGTGTCGTCGATGGACGCGACGAGAAAGAGCGGCGTCGTCGTGTTCGCCTTGGAGCAGTAGACCCGCTTGCCGAAGGCGCCGGTCGTCGTCGCGACGAAGGTCAGGGCAAACGTCTTGTTCGTCCCCACGGTGCCGGTGAACCCGGCGCCGGGGGTCGTCTCCCCGCCGATTTCGTTGTAGTAGGTCACGGCGCACGTATGGTCCCCGACCGTCATCGCGCCGCCCGCCACAACGGAGCCGGTCGTGTCCGGCGGGGTGAGGAACGCCGTCGAGTACCCCACGGTGTCAACGGAGTAGTCGGCGCCCGCCGTCTTCCCGGTCTCGTTCAGGTAGTACCACTTCGCCGCCGTCGCGTCGTAGACGACGGCCCGGCCCTGCGAGGAGACCCAGACGATCTGGCCGTCGGTCGGACTCGTCGGGAGCGTCGAGAGCGTCGCCTGCACCTGTATGACGCTGTTCGGGGGCGAGGTCCACGCGGAGCCCGAGTAGCTCTTCATCGTGCAGGGCGTCGTCGTCGTGTCGCACCAGAGCTGCCCCTCGATGGGCGAGGAGGGCGCCGACGAGGCGCGATAAGGGGCGACGGTGAGTGCGTTCGCGGAGTCCGCGACGAGGCCCCCGGCGGCGCGCTTCTTGATCTGCGACGCGCCGACGCTCTGCCCGAAGGCGGACGGGGCGATGAGGAGGAGGGCGAGGAGGAGGGCGAGCTTCTTCATGCGGTTCCTCAGTAGAGGTAGGAGATCCAGACATCGTCCCCGAGGACGAGGCCGGTCTCGAAGGTGAGAACGTCGCCGCCGACGATGCTCCACGCAGTCGTGCGCTGCACGACGCCGTTCACGGCGACAACGAGGACGGTTCCAACGACGTGCGGGAGCGGGAAGTCGGTCTGACCTTCGGAGGCCCCGTAGCCCTCCATCGCGGGCGACGTTCCGGACGGCGCGGTGCGCCAGTAGGCTATCTGGACCTCGACACCGGCATCGAGGCCGGTCCCGAACGTCACGGTGCTGGCCGAGAACGACCAGTCGGCGCCACGGGCGATCACGCCGTCTCGCGTGACGTAGACGATCCCGCCCGAGAGGGGCGCGTGCGGGAGGACGAAGTCGGCCTGCGCGGCCGTCGCCGTGAACGAGTCGGTCGCGAGGGCCGGGGGGTCGCCGCCACCCGTCCCGGTCGCGACGGTGACCTTCGCCACGCCAGCGGAGACCTCCGTCACCGTGGCGCCCTCGAATTGAAGCTGCGTGACGGTCGAGACCGAGGGCGAGCCATCGGCCTCCTTGACCGTGAGAGGCGAGCCGCCTCCCCCGCCGGTCCCGCCGACCTCGAAGCGGACCGTCTTCGTCGGCGCATCCCAGACCGCGACCTCGCCGTCCGCCGGGGCGGGGTCTTCCGCGATGGCCCGGTACAGAGGGACGAGACCGAGAGAGGGCGGCGCGAGGACCGCGGGGGGCGTCGGAGCGGCCGAGGGGGCCGGAGGCGGGGGCGATGGGAGGTAGCCTTGGAGCTCGTCGTCCGCGCCGACCGGGAGGGGCGAGGCGAGGTCTTCCTCGTCCGCCGCGGTCCACGTGTCGGCCGCGTAGAGGGTCGCCGTGAGGCGAACCGAGTCGGCGTCGTAAGCGATCCGCGTCACGCGCCAGTCGACCCCGACCAGGCCGAGCGAGGGCAGGTTCGTCGTGAAGCGTGAGCCGATGCCGAGGTGCAGGAAGTCCAGCGTGAGCGAGAGGTCGATCTCGACCTCGGACCAGATCGCTGCGGCGATCCTCTCGAGGGCCCGCTTCGCCTGCGCCTCGTTCTGGCAGCCGTGGAGGCGGTAGACGGAGGCCTCGCGGATTGCGGCCCCGGCGTTGACCTCCGCGTGCGTGACCGTGACGACCGCGATCTCGGGCGAGTAGCCGCCGCCGGAGGGCTTCGTCCACTCTGCGGTGAAGCGGTTCGGCTGACCGGAGAGGCCACTCCCCGCCCCGTAGCGAACGCTCGGGCGGGAGCCCTCGGTGATGTAGTCCTCGGTGACGGTCGCCTCGACCGTCGCGGCTCCGTCGTCGTAGTCGAGCCTCCACATGCCCGCCGCCTCGCGCCAGCGGAGCCCGGCGTGGAGGCCGATGGTCGCCATCCAGTCCTCGTTCGTCCCGGCCTCCGCGACGCGGAGCCCGCCGATCTCGTACCGCTTGACTCCTGAGATCAGGACGTCGCACCAGTCGGCCGCGGCCTCGACCGAGTCCCAATCGACCGCGGACGGTAGGACGCCGTCGAGCCCGTACTGCGGGAAGCAGAGGAGATCGGCCATGATGAGGGCCGGGTTCGTCGAGTAGGCGCAGTAGTCCTCGTCCGGGTACTCGCCAGCGCCCCAGGCGGCACTGGAGATCCGCGGGTCGTAGGGCTTCCGCCCCTTTGCCATGACGTAGACCGGCGAGGGGCCGTCGATCTTGTACCCGACGAAGCAGGCGAGGCCGATAGACCACGTCCCGATGGACGCCGTCGGCGTGAGCGATCCGAGGGAGGTCACGAGGTAGTCCCCCGCGCTCACGCCCCCCGTGATGCTCTCGATCTCCTCGATGGGGCCTTCCGAGATCACGCCGTAGAGCTTCGGCGTGTCGGAGATCTGCTGGACCCGGACGATGTCCGGCGAGAAGTAGAGGCGGCCGTAGAGGATCGGGACGCGGTGGCCCGTCCTCACGAGCTGTGCGCTCGTCGCCCCCCCGCGGGACTCCATCGTTGCACTCCCCGGGGGGGTCGGGTCTGTAGGCCCGCCGGGCAGGGGCGGGTCAGTCCAAGCAGGGTACCGGCGTGGCGGCGCCGAGACCTCGCCGTCCGTCGTCGGGACCCGCGGGTCTCGGTCCGTCATTCCTCGCCCTTCAGTCCGACCAGCGGGACGGAGATCCCGTAGAGCATGGCGTCAGCGAACTCGATCCGGAGCCTGTCCTCGCCGAACCGGCAGACGATGCGTAGCTGGCCCGTGAAGCTACACGTCAGGACCTTCCCGGCGGCCGGAGCTGTCCCGAACGTCGCCTTCTTCGCTTCGTTGTCACCGTCGTCCGAGAGCGTGAGGTCGGCCGCGTCCACCGCGACTCCGTCGGAGTAGACCGTGATCGCCGAGGCGGTGTCGCGGCACGGGAGGTTCCAGGCGACGCGCGTTCCGTCGCCGGTGCCGACGTAGATCCTCTGGTGCCCGAACGAGTAGTCCCAGTCGTAGGCCACGAACGGGAGCGCGGGGCCCGCCGTCTGGCGGAAGAAGGCCGAGAGCTGCTCGGCGATCCACCGGGAGTCGTCCCGCGGGTTCCAGTGAGCCTCGAAGTCCATGGTCGGGATCGTCGCGCGCACGCGGCGCCGCTCGAGCCCGGTCTCGGTCCTCGTGATCCGCGTCGCCGTCACGATGGACCGCGAAGCCCCGACTTGCGGAGCGACCGACGGGTCGATCAGGGGGAACGTCAGAAGGGCCATCTCACACACCCCTCAGCCGGAACGTCACGGTGCCGGTGAAATAGGCCTCGTCGACGTGCCAGTTCCACGTACCAACGGCCTCGTCCGCATCGTTGATCTGCTCGAACCCGCCGAACCGGGCCGCGTTGGAGCGCGCCGTACAGGCCTCGATGGTCCGGTCGCACGTCGTTTCGACCCCGGAGTAGCCGCACTGTGGCCCCTTGAAACGGCGGTACGTGCAGGTCGGGCCGTACTCCCGGAACGGGAGCCGCCCGAGTGACGGGTCGGCCGCAGGGCCGAGGGTGAGAGCGAGCCACTCGGCATCCCACTCCGCGGCCTCGACCTTCGTCACGGCGGCGGCACGCACGGCGTTCGCTGGCGGCACGGCGGAGGGGTAGACGGCCATGTTGGCCCACGCTTCCCAGACGGAGACCTCGAAGTTCCGGTTGCCTCCGGCGATCTCCTCGAGGAACGGCTGCCAGTGCGGCTCCCCCGTCGCGAGCGACACCCGCCCGCCGTTGCCGGATGACGACGAAGCGTCGCCCTGGAATCCGTCGACCGCGAGAAGCGTCGGCGTGAACGTGTGCCCGTCGTAGACGATGGGCTGGTCGCAGTCGGCCAGGTAGAGAGGCGTCGAGAGCCCGAGCTTCACGAGCCAGAAGGTGGACCGGGCGGCGTCCCCTTTGTGGGCCGAGATCCAGGACGGGAGGGTGATCACGAGACCCTCGGCGTGAGCTGCCCGAAGTAGCGCCGTACCAGCGGGACCACCTCGGCCGCGGTGACGCGAGACTGCGAGCCGGAGGCCGCCACCTGCTTCGAAGCGGGCGCCTCCTTGGCCCCTCCGCCCGCGTTCGCCAGGCGATCGAGGTTCGTCACGGCCCGGTCGAGGGCGCCCGTGAAGACGTCCAGGCGTGCCGCCGCGCGGTCGGTCGACGCGGTCAGCCCCGTCTCGGGCGCCGTGAGGCTCTCAGCGGCCGCTCCGGTCGCCCCGGTGAAGATGCCGGCCGCGCCTTCCATGGCCGTCCGGAGGGGCTCCAGGGCGTCCAGGGCGGCCGTACCGAGGCGCTCGAGCTGCTCGCGCACGACCCGGTCGAGCTCGGAGAGGGTCTGGGAAAGCTGCCCGATCGCCGCCGAGGCCTCGTCGACGTTCGTCGAGATCGTCGTCACAGAGCCCTTTATGAGGTCCTGGAGCCCCTTGGCGTACTCCTCAGCCTGCGCCCGCATCAGCTCGAGGGTCTCGTTCGCCAGGCCCCGGGTCCTCTCGAGCTCCTGCTGTGCCCAGGCGATCGCCTCGGCACGCTTCGCCTTCTGCTCCGGATCATTCCCCGTGAACTGGCCCACGTACCTGCCGGTGAGGCTCTGAATCTCGGAGGTGATGGCCTGGATCTCGGCCGGCGACGTCGCGAGCTGGAGCTGGTCCTGAAGCTCCTTGATCCGCTGGGTGATGGCTGTCGCCTGGCCCGTGGGGTCCATCTCCCCGACGCCCAGCTCCCAGATCTGAGAGTCGATCGACTTGCTGATGGACTCGGAAACCGACGCGATCTCGGAGAAGAGGCTCCTTAGCTTGCCGGACATCTCCTCGGCCGAGCCCGCGACGTCCTCCATGGCGGCGATCTGCTCGAGGCCGGTGAGGCGCGCCGCGTCGGCTACCCCCCGCTGGATGTCGACCATGTCCTGCCCGATCGAGGCGAGCGGGTTCGTCTTTTCCAGCTGCTCGGAGGCCAGGTCCTTGCCGATGTCCCAGAGACCCCGATCGAGCTTCGTCAGCCGCTCGATGAGGGCTTTCCCGCGCGTGACCCGCTCGGCCATGACGTTGAAGAGCGCCTCGATGGCGGCGGCTGCCTCGTTCGTGGCCGCCTCGATCTGTCCGGAGTTCGTCGCCGTGAGGAGCTTCCCCCAGGTCTCGTCGATCGTCGCTTGTGTGGCCGCGACCGCACCGGCCTCGGAGAGGGGGCTCAGGAAGTCGCGCATCTTCTCGCGCATGCCCTGGAGGCCGGCGGAGAGCTTCTCGGCGAGCGCGTCGAGCTGCTGGAGGTAGGAGACGACGCTCTGCCAGAGCTGGTCAGAGGCGGCCTGCGCCTCCTGGGCCTTCTTCAGCTGCTCGTCGCCGGAGTAGAGGTCCAGGTTGTCGAAAAGCTCGGCGATGCTCTGCGCCTGCTCCGCGAGCGCCGCCGTTGGGCCGGCCGCGGCCTCGTCGGCCCACCCTTTCGTCAGCTCGCCGAAGGTCTTCCCCATCTCGGCCCCGAGGTCCCTCAGCCCGACGACGACGCCGACAATGCCCGTGATGTAGGCGAGCAGCTTTTCCGGATCGTCCGTCGAGATCCGGGCCGCCAGCTCGGCGAACTTCTCGACAGTGAAGCCGAGCCCGTCCGCGTAGGCGCCAGAGGCGTCCTTGATCCCGACCATCATCTTGAAGAGCGGCGAGTCTTCGGAGAAGAGCTTCTTCTCCGTCCACGTGCCGTCGGCGTTCATGCCGGGCGTCCGATAGCTGATGTTCCCGACCCCGCCCGGCAGGTCCTGATTCCCCGTCGGTAGGTAGCCGACCTGCCCGAAGGCGGCAGAGAGGCCGATCCGAGGGAGGAGCTTCGTCGTGAAGTACTCGGTGGCCTGCTGAATCGTGGCCGAGGAGCCGGCGTTGATGTCGAAGGTGGCCCCTGTGAGGGATGCCTTGAGCGAGGCCCGGTAGGTCGCGAGGAGGTCGCGAGACTGCTCTTCCGCGCCGAGCCGGAAGAGGTCCGCGAACGTGGCGGACTGCGTGTCGAGGATCGCTTTCCCGGTGACCTCCAGTTCCGTCCGGGCCTGCTGGCCGTAGTCCCAATGCCCCTTGATGAACTCCGGATCGCCGTACACGGGGGGACTCCACGGCTGCCCTTCCACCCTCGGGCCTCCACCGGAGAGGAGGGGCCTTACCCATTCGTCCGGGATCCATTCTTTCTTGCTCATCATCGCGCCGAGGGATCCCCGCACGTGCTGCATGGTGTTCGGCGAGACGAGGGCGCCGATCAGCGTCCCGATGAGGGCTCCCACAATCGCCCCGATGGGTCCTGCCCATCCCCCCAGCGCGGCGCCGAGGGTTGCGCTCCCTCCACCGATCGCACCGCCGAGCGCGCCACCGATCATTCCGCCGGTCTGGTTGTACTTGCCGTTCCCGAGCTGGCCGACGAGCGAGCCGACTCCGAGACCGATCCCGGCCCCCGTCGCCGCGCCCGTGTAGCCACCCTGCGGCAGCCCGCCGCTCGTGTATGTCGTCGTGGTGCCATCCGCCCCATACGTCGTCGCCCCTGGCAGCGCCTTCAGCTGGCCCGACTGCCCCATCTTCATCTGCGTGGCGATCCACCTCTGAAGGAGGTCGCTCATGTAGCGGGAGAACGTCTGAAGGATCGACTCCCAGAGGTTCTTGAAGACGTCCTTCAGGGAGTCGAGCCGGCCTGTGAGGACGCTGTAGAAGGAGTCGTCGAAGGCCCGCGCCATGCCCTGCCAGACGCCCTGGACGGCGTTCGCGGCGGACTCGGCGGCGGAAGGGAGGGCCGCGAAGACGCCGTACATGCCGGCCTTCACCCCCGCCGAGGCGTCGTCGGGCGTGAACCGGAAGATGTCGTCTATCGCCCGCTGCCATGCGCCGCGCTTCCTCTCGAGGACGCCGATGAACTCCTCGACGGCAGCCTCACCAGTCCTGAAGTAGGCGAGTGTCTTCTCGAGGTCGGTCTGCACGATGGACGCGTAGCTGCGGCCCTGCTCCTTGGTGGCGGCCAGGAACTTCTTCAGGTCGATGACGCCGGCACCGATCTCTGCGCCCGTCTTCTTCGCCTGCGAGCCGAGCCCACCGAGCGTCGCGGTCGTCTTCTCGGCCTCCTTCCCGTACTCCTCCATCATCTTCCGCGCGTGGGAGAAGGCGCCGTCGCCCCAGTTCGCCTCGGCCTTCTTCTGGAACCTGTCGAACGCCGCGTCTCCCGTCGTCAGGCTCACCACGAACCGGTCGACCGACTCCGACGCGCCCTTGAAGAGCTTCCCGATGACCGGCGTGTCGGCGAGCGTGGAAAGGAACTCGCCGAGAAGAGCCGCGAGCCCGCCGACGAGGCTCTTCCAGAGGCCTCGAATCGTCTCGATGGGCGCCGTGAGGAACTGCGTGATGTACTTCATCCCGGAGCCGACGCTCTCGACGAAGCCGACGAAGAGGACCGACAGTCCGAAGAACACGTCGCGCCACGTGAACCCGGCGTCCGTGACCGACTTCGTCGCTGTGCCGAATACGTCCTCAACGGTCTCCTTCACGACGGCCATGGCCTCGCGAACGGTGTCCCCCAGGTCCCCGAAGACCCCCGCGCTGTCCCCGACCCCGGCCGAGACCTCTGCTATCAGCTCGGAGATGTCCTTGAAGAGACCCGCGGTCGCCTCGCCCATCGTCTGGTCGAGGATGTCGCCGAGGTTCGAGAGACGAACGGTCAGGGTTCCCGTCTGCATCGCCGCCGCGGAGGCCGCCGGGCCAAGGCGCTCCTTGAACATCTTGGCGGCTGCCTCTGCGTTGCCTCGAACCTTCGCGAGATCCTCCGGCAGAACGCGGAGGATCTGGTTCAGCCGGTTGTCCGGGTTGGTGTCACCCGCGAAGAGGCCCCTCAGCTCCTGCGCCGCCTGAGCCGTCGGGATGTTCAGCGCCGCCATGGCTTGCGTCGCCATGACCGTGATCTCCCGGACGTCGTCGAGGTTCGTTACGCCCGCGGCCGCGGCCGGCGCGAGGGCCGTCTGGAAAGCGCCGACGAGCTCCGTGTAGCTGGCCGCCGTCCCGAGGGCGTCCTTCTTGAGCTTCTCCTGGATCGTCGAGGCCTCGGCGAAAGCGGCGTTCATCGCCCCCTGCCCGGCCACGACCTTCCCGGTCGCGTCCACGTACTGGCGAGTCATCAGGAGGACCCCGGCGATTCCGCCCTTCGAGTCCTCCATGGTCTTGTTGAAGTCGATACCCTGCTTGATCAGAGCACCGAGGCCCATCCCGGCGCCCCCGAGCCCGGCGAGCATCGTGAGCTGGCCCATCATTCCCTGGAGCTGCCCCATGACGCCGCGAATGACCTGCGAGGCCTGGTCGCGCGCCAGCAGGGTCAGCTCTACGGTGTTAGCCACGCGTCACGTTTCCCTTCTGGCTCTTCGCGCGGTCGCGCTCGGCCTTCTCGCCCCAGCTCTCGATCTGTTCCGCCTCGAGCGCTTGGAGCAGCGACAGGACGTCGTCGTCAATCTCAACCCCGATCGTCTCGGCGACCCGGTAGACGGCCGGGTAGTCCAGCCCCGTCGCCCCGGCCATCCCGATGCGCCACTGGCTTTGCACCACGTTCCAGAGGCGCAGCGCCTCCCGGGCCTCCCAGGAGACGAGCCGGGCGTCGGCTGCCAGGAAGGCCTCTTCGCGCACGCAGACCGCCCCGGAGCGGCCACAGACGTCCGCTCCGAAGCGCTGCCGACCGATCGCCCGGCACTCGATGCACGAGTCCCCCTTCTCCCCGCGCAGCGCTCGGCGCGCCTGCGCGAGGGCGGTCAGTTTCCCGAGACCACCTCGAAGCGCTTGGCCCACTCGGCGGCCTGCTCGCCCGCCTTCGCCAGGACGAAGGCCGCGACGAACGGGTCCTCGGACAGGAGGTCGCGCTGAGCCTTGGCGGAGAGCCCCTTGAGCGGCTCGGCGCCGTCGGCCGTGACCCAGCTCGCCAGGAGCCGGCGAGCCATCTCCCCGTAGAGGACCGGACTCGTCTCCATATCCTCGGCGCTGGGCTTGAGACCTTCCCGCTTGAGCTGAGCGATGGCCTCGGCGAGGAGCTTCGTGGAGGTCGGGCGGATCTGGAACGTGCCGGCCTCGGCGGTCGTGTAGGTCTGCATGCTCTCCTCAGTCTCCTCAGACGTACTCGGTGTCGGGGTCGACGCCGAGGGTGGTGACCATCGTCACGGCCGTGAGGGCCGTGGGGTCGTAGACCGCGCGGAAGTTGACGTTGACCTTGACCAGGCCGTCGTCCTGGAGGGCCGGGCCCGTCTTCTCGAGGAAGACGCGCGGGAGGATCAGCTCCCAGGTCCGGTTTGCGGCGGTCGTCCACTTGAAGCTGAGCGAGGTCGCCGTGCCGGCGCCGAGGAGGGTGACGACGGCGACGGAGTCGACCGCGAGCTCGAGGTTCCCGGAGATCGTGTGCCGGCGCGGGACGAGCGAGCCGCGGCCCCCCCCGCCCCCGACGCGGTAGTCCTCGCCGTCGAGGTTGGCGCTGATCTGGATCTGTCCGCTGCGGATGTAGGCCACTGCGGAGCCGCCGAGCTTCACATCGGCCGCGGCGAGCTGCATGTGGTCGAGCGGCGAGGAGTCGGACCAGTCGGTCAGGGTCGCGTCGTAGGCCGTGGAGCCGATGACGACGTCCTTCGCCATGAGGTCGAGCTGCATCGCCAGGAACCCCTCGAAGGAGATCGGGATCGTCCAGCTGTTGATCCGGACGCCCGAGGCGAGGGCGTAGCGGTGCGTCCCGCCGATGTCGAAGTCGACCTCGACGATGGCGCTCAGGGGCATCGTGTTGCCGAGCTTCGAGGTGGCGGTGAACGGATCGGCGGCCCCCGTCTTGACCAGCGTGCCCGTCAGGAGCTTCTGGAAGAACGGGAGCACCTCGTGGGTCGGGACGAGGTTGAGCGGCCCCTGGGCGGCCTTCCTGCCCGTGGCGGGGTCGGTCGGGTTGAAGTCGCCCCGGATGTTCGGGTTGTCGAGGAGGGCCTGGGTCGGGACGATGCCGCACGAGGTGACGGCGATCTTCTTGCCGACCGGGACCCCCTTCGCGGTCCCCCACCCGTTCTCGAAGTCGACGGTGACGACTGCGTTTCCGCCGAGAGCTGGATCTGCCATGACGTTCTCCTTTCGTTCCTATTCCTGTCCAAACACGCCCCCGGCCCGGTACCGCAGGACCCCCACCACGGCATCGAGCCGGGGCTGGTCCATGTAGGAGAAGCCGAGGAACTTGAAGCGGTTTCTGGTCGACGTGGTCTTGTTGTGGAGGCGGGAGTTGATCTCGCCCAGGACGGTGCGAATGACGTCACGGCCCGCGGCGGAGGTCTCTCCGACGGCCGGAGCGGCGATCGTGATCTCCCACTCGACCCGCCCCATCCACGCCTTCTGGCCGATGCCTACGTTTTCCTCGGGCTCGAGGGAGACGTCGGCGACCCCGACGGCCGGGAGCTGCCCCTCGACGTCGCGGAAGATGAGGTCGGTCGCGTCGGTCGACTCGAGGACCCGGGCGACGCCCGGGAGCTCCGTGGCGGTGAGCGCCGTCATGATCTCGGCGGTGAGGAGCTCGATGATCTCGTTGTCCTTCACGAGGCCTGCCCTCCCCTGGCGCCCTTGTCGGGATTACCGCCGGAGGCCGGTGCTCCGGCGCCCTTGCCGGTGGTGAGGAAGAGCCCGGCGACGTTGATCAGGTCCGGCATCCAGTCCTGGCGCCAGTGCCCGAAGTGGTAGCCCTTCTGGGTGATCTGCCGGCGCGCCGCGGCGATGCGCTCAATCCCGAGCGTCTTCGCCTGGTACTTGGCCCCCTTCGTCTTCAGGCTGGACCCGATCCGCGTCCGGCTCTTCCGGTAGATCCCAGGCCCTTCGGGGCCGTGGAAGAGGAAGAACGAGCCGGGGTACCGGGCCGCGATGGCGGCCCTCCCACGGGGCCAGCCGCGGGCTTCGGTCATCTTCAGGGGGGGGCTGAGCGGGATGAGGAGGAACTTCCCCTTCGGCCGGATGAACCCGCCCTTGTCCATCTGGCGGGCGTAACGGACTGCCGTGAAGACCTTCACGTCGGACTGGGTCGAACGCCATGCCCACGAGTTGACGAGCCGGCCCGTGTCGATCAGCGCCTGGCCGCCGCTGCGCCACGCCCGGTAGAAGGGCGAGGGCTTCGCCCACCCGGGGCGGTTCTCGCGGATCGTCGCCGGCATGTGCCGAAGCGCCACCCGCTGGCCGATCACGGAGAGCAGCCGGCCGCGGCCCGGCGGACCGGTCCGCTGAACGATCTCGCGCAGCGTCGCCGTGACCTGCTTGTCGCCGGCGACCCGGCCCATGAGCTGGATCACGGCATTCCCTCGCCAGTCGCGAAGACCGGCTCGAAGGAGCCGTAGGCGTAGTCGCCGTCGG